CTGCTTTGCATATCTAAATGTACTGGAGGTGTATATGTTGCACATCCGGGTCACTCGCGCGAGGCAAGACGGGCTGTCTGAGGCTGAATTAGTTTCAGACGTACCATTGCGGCCGATACTCGCCGTAATTAAGCCCGGTCATGCGGTGGACAGAAAGGCGGCGGACTTGGTTGATTACTTATTTGGAAAGGAGGTTCGCGACAGGGCACGTAATTACACTCGATCTGGTGCCACCTTAGATCTCTTATATGAGAGTTTAAGACGGTACGATCATGGGGATAAGGCTTGGTCAGCCTTAAGTGAGGACGTCAAGCTACGCCTTAGGAACGCCATGAATGACGCCTATAAGGTGTTTGGAGCCAAAGGGTTAGTACCAAAACCTCTAAATGAGGTTAGTGTGGAACCAACCTCTCCTGGAGCTTCATGGCGTTTGTATGGACGTCAAGGAAAGCGCACTGACCTTGATGTCTATGCTGAGGGACTTGCGCGTGCTCAGTTTATTTTCAATAGGGCCAAGAGGCGGAAACAACCTTACTGCCAACTGCCACCCTGTCTTGCCTATTTGCGCACACAGTTGTCAGTGCGTAGTCGTCCCAAGGTCAGACTAGTCTGGGGATTTCCTTTCGAGCTTAATCTTATCGAAGGGGCGTTCGCAGACACATACCAAGAGGAACTTCTCAGTCGTAACGCACCGATCTTGCCAAGGACGAATAGGTGGGTTGCGATGGCATTGGATCACACACGACGTGCTGGAACCCTCGTTGGGTTGGACTGGTCGAGATTCGACTCCACCGTACCCAGGTTCTTGATACGTTTTGCTTTTGGTCTCATTCGGAAGGCTTTTGGGGGTGAGTATGGTGGTGTGTTCGATATGTTAGAACATTACTTCATCCATACTCCTATTACTATGCCGGACGGTAAGACCTTTATAAAGCACACCGGCATCCCTTCGGGATCTAGGTTCACTGCGATTATTGGTTCGATAGTGAACTGGGTTCTGATAAGGGCCATGACTGGGGGTGAAGCCCGCCAGTTACATACTGTCGGTGATGACTCGTTGTTTGCCTTAAACGCGTCCACGGATTCTATCCGCTCGCGTATGGGTGAATGGAGTAAGTTTGCCGAAGAACTGGGAATGGTCATCAACACTGATAAAACTGAGGTTGGTGATAACATAAAGTTCTTAGGTCGTCGGCAACGCTACGGGTCTACAGTGCGTGATCCTCATATAGCTTTGCTCCATTTCATACTTCCTGAGACTTCAGGTGTGGATACGGAGCAAAGACTTGTTGGGCTACTATGGGACAGTAGTCTTAATAGCTGGACCATGTTTTCGTTGTTCGCTCATCACATGTTGAGACCAACGGAAGTAGCTCTACGAGAAGTTCCTTGGCCTATGCGCATGGCCCTGAAGAGACGCGCTTTAGTGTCAGTAGGTGCCATATTTGCGCAAGGGTGACGGCTAC